GTTGAGCCAGTATGACAAGTGAGATGAGAAATACGCTGACGCAGCAATACGGCCAGCACCGGTATGATTACCCGCATCTGTCTGATTTCAACATCCGGTCTGTAATCCGGAAACACAGGTGCAAAACGTATGCGGATCTTGATCACTGGTGCAGCCGGCTGGATCGGATTGTTGCCGAAATTGAGGAAATGAAAGCGAGGATGAAGCCATGATGGCGAAGAAAACATCACTGAATTGCGTGGTATGCGGCAGGGATATTACCCGTAGCATGAAGATCTATCCCTACGGTTTCATCGGCGGCGCATACTGCTATGACTGTGCTGAGAAAGAACGGCAGAAAAAACCTCCGATCAAGCGGTCGCATGGGAGAGGTGAAAAGCAATGACATTTTCGGACTACATGATCAAAATGCGGATCAAGTACAGGGCGAAAGTAACAGATATTTCTGCTGAGACCGGCATTTCGCTGAATTACTTATACAGAATTCTCAACGGAAATAAACGGACAGCTACCAGGGATTACATCATCCTGATCTGCCGGTCAATCGGGATGTCTGTCGAAGAAACAAACAAAGCGCTCAGGTTAAATCAAATGCCGGCGCTCAGAAATGAACGGGATCAGATCATCGCCAGATGCATTACTGACAATCGCACGATTCGGATGATTAACGAGAGCCTGAAAGAGGCTGGATGGTCAGAATTGAAGTTCTGCAAGGAGGAACTGTGAACAGAAGAAAGCCAGTGTGCAATTGGGAATACACTGGTGAAGCGGATTACAAAGCAGGCGGTTATCTCAAGAAAGCAGAGCTGAAAACAGATTGCGGAAAAACCGTTTGGTGGACACGAGATAACCGAATTGGAATGCTGTTCAAGCAGTATGGACTTCAATGTGTACCGCAAGGAAAGGATTTCTATGTAACGTGTCCGTATTGCGGAAAGGTGCTGAATATTTACAATCCGTTCGATGACGGAGAAACATGGAGAATCGAAAATGCTTGAAAACGGAATGACGAAGCCCCACTGGAAAAAGATAGGTTATGACTACGGCGATACATATGAGTGCTCAGAGTGTGGATTGTTATGGTGGCTTGAAGCAGGAACACCAAAAGACAATGAGATGTATTACTGTCCGAAATGCGGAAGCAAAATGGATGATTTCATCGAGAATACGGAAATGGAGATCGTAAGATCATGAAGAAAAAAATATGCAGGTGGTTCTATAAGCACGGAATGTTCAATGTGGCATATAGGATTTCTCCCGCTTACACTATGCGGCTGCTGGTAATCGATCTCCAAAGGGACACGCTTAAAGCAGCATTCAAGGAAGAAAATGAGAAAAAGAGAATGAGACCAAGCTATTGCGGTGAGGATTCAGACTGCAATGATGGTGAGTGTCCATACTTCATCGAAGGTGGCTGCATGTTTGAAGAGAGGAAAGATGAATGAGTGAGCTGAAACGTTGCCCGTTCTGTGGAGGATTACCAACAACTGAGGTAGTAGTGAAACAAATGCGTAGCGATACAGATTACGTCGATTTCAGTGTTATGTGCGTAGATTGCGGAACATTCAAAACCGTCAGATTAAAAATAGCGAAAAAAGCAGTATTTATGGATGTTGAAAAGGCTATGTCACAGGCAATTGAAGCTTGGAATAAAAGAGCAGAGAGGAAAGAAGAATGAACATAAAAATACCTGAAGGACAGTTCGGTATATTGGCGGTTTGCGCACTGCGGTATTGCCAAGGTCGACGAACATATATGCCGTCATTGGTTCAGCAGATCGTTGGATCACATCTATCAGAATTGAGAGATGAGGACATCAACGTAATGGTTGAAGATTGTCGAGAACAACGAAGGCTGGATTTGTACGGCGATTCCTGCGATAAAGTTGATTGGCTGAAATGGGAAGAAAAAGTTGTTGCGGAAAAAAATCGGAGGAATGGGAAGAAGAATGACAAACAGAGAATATATGGCTAAACAATTATCTGATCCCGACTGGATAGATGATGGCGGAGCTTCTTATATATCAATGGTCGAATATAACATTGCTTGCCCGTATTTTTGCGGTGACAAAAGAGCGCATTGTAATAGCGGGGATAAGGGGATGCCTACGAGAAAGCAGTGTGGGGAATGCAAACTCGAGTGGCTTGAAAGCGATGTTGATGAGTGAGAGGAAAGAAGAATGAAACTGACAGAGGAAGAAAAGGCGATCTGCAAGAAGTACAGCGCTCGTGATGAACAAGGATATGTTCATTGCCATGACTGTCCGCTTGTTATCGATCGCTGGGATGCGCTGTGCAAAGCAACGTGCACGAAAAAGGAGTGGGAGAACCGGGAAAATGAGTGATGTCAGGTTTACAGAAGGCCAGTATATTGTGTGTGTCAACGGTGATCGATTCGAGATTGGCAGAATTAAGTGCCTGAGAGATAAATTTGCATTTGTCTCTTATCACGAAGGAGAGACAGGAGCAGCAACACCATATGACCTGATGCATCCGATCGCTAACGATTACTGCATAAAGAAGACAACACTCGGTGGAGGTTTCTTCAATGAAGATCAGTCCGTATAAACAATGCCCGTTCTGCGGATCTGAGGCTAAGAGGGCTGACTGCATCGGCTGTGGATATGTAATGATCCGATGCCCGGTATGTGATGCCGGAATCTCGGTGGTGCTCAGAGACAAGAAGACAACAACCATAGAAGAGGCTGAAGAAGAACTGCTTCGCCGGTGGAACAGACGTGTACGAGTAAAGGAGACGAGAGATGTCTGAGATTAAAGTTTATGCCCTGGTAGTCCCGACCGATGAGGTCTGGGAAAAATGGATGAATAATCTGGTGATGGAAAACGTAATGCATGAAATCAACTGCGTTGGCATACATCCGGATGTGAATGTTCAGCATCTGTTTTTCAGAAATATTGAAGACAGAAAAGATGCGTACAACAAGATTCATGCTGCAATGCCGGATACACTCTGCGCATTTGATCTGAGGGTGGCTTATATCGATACAAAATATCTGAAGCAGCAGTATCAGCAGAACCAGCTGTCCTGACGACCTGCCGGTCCAGCATTCGCCTTTATATAGAAATACAATGTATTTATTTATAGAGAGAGTGATGAATAATACTTTAAGTATTAAAAATACTCTTATTGGCTTCGGCGAAAATAATCACCATATTCTTATGATAAATGACATTTTTCAAACAGCAGGGAGGAAAACGGATCATGCACGACGAAGGCACTGAACTTGAGATGGTTGATACAGAACTGAGATTATATGTGCAGTATCTGCATGATCTGGTCCGCCTCAGTGAGAAAATGGCTGATGTGGCAGCTCTGATCGGTGAAGACACCTATGGTATCTCCTCGCCCAGGATCAAAAGTACTGAGGAAGCGAAATATCAGACATCTCCGAAGGTCTACACTGAAGATGCTGTATTATCCCGGATGGCGAAGAAAGATGCCCATGCGGAGTCCCTTGCAGCGCTCCGGATCGAAACCGCCATGAAGCGGATCTTCTGCCTGCAGATTCAGGAAAGGATCTGTGCAGCGGATCTGTCCCAGAAGGAAATGAAGATCCTGTATCTGAGATACTTCCAAGGGCTTTCGCTCCGGGTGATTGCAAAGATGACGTGGAGTAACCGGGAAAGTACTAGAATTAATCTAATGAAAGTATTAGAGCGTCTATAATTGTAGGCGCTCTTTTAATTTGCTTTTAAACATATGTCTCGTATAAAAAAATCGAGCTATATTGTTCATACAGCTCTACAAAACTTTCGTTTTTTTATGTATTAAAGATTATAATATTACTGATACCAAATGTCAATTACTGTTGCAATAAATGTAAAACTGCTGAAGATTAAAGCATTATTATGATAATATGCTTGATTTTCGAACATTCTTCTTTTCAATTCTTTTAATAAAGCTGCAGTGTTATTGTGAACGCCCAGGCTAGTAACAACTATATTGTGTGTATAAAGTAATGTTACTATCTGTTGTATTCGAGAATTAGACATTTTCTTATTAATTGATGCTGTTGACAATGTCGTTGATTTAATTAAATCATTCTTAACATCATTACTTGTTTTATGTATGGCTGTATTTCTGTGGAGATCGTTAATAATACAACTGCTATGGGCTGCTGCATTTCTTATTTCCTTACACGTTTGTAGTTTATAGAACATTGATTGCATGGCTTTATCATTAAACCTATCCGCGCAGAACTTGTAGAATGCAACCAATCTACCAAAAGGAATCACCTCTAAAAATGCCCATATCGGCCAATCATCACTATATTTTTGTACAACTGAACCGCAATATATGTTATCTGCATTTCTGTTAATTTCATCGTTTAAGCGCTGGTTTTGATCAGAGCTAAGTGAAGAAATGTAATCTTCACAGATGCTATATCCGTCTTCAGTTGGATCGTTTTCAACTTTTGAAATCAGTTGCATCTTTACGTAATGCTCGATGTCTAACGCCATCTGAACAATGATGTACCGTAAGCGCATATCAATAATAGCAAGATCTTTCAGATAGGCAAATTCGAGTGATATATAAAGGCCTTCTGAGTTTCCACTCAAATACTTATCATAGTTTTTTCGGAATGATGCCAATTTGAAATAGTTGTTATTCTTTTGCAAATAATACTCTGCTGCTTGCTCGTCGATTATGTTAAATAAAACACCCTTGTCTTTTAAGTGCTGAACTAATTCTGCAGATGTTAGTAAAGGCTTTCTGTTTGTCATGGCAAAATTATACTGCAATACAAAGAAAAATTGACACTGGCAATTGACAAAATGTGCTACTATGCGCGTAGGTGGAAGAGCGAGATCAGATGATTCGCTCTTTTTGTGTTTCAGGGCATGGCGCGGACATAGAGTCCTCCTTAATACCAAATGACATCTGACTATTGCAGTCATGCCCTGATTCCCTCCGATGGAGGTCGAAATAATGGATGATGATGTTATCGATCTGACTCACATGCCAGATCAGGAACGGCGTCAGCATATGAAGGATCTGGACAGAAAAGCCACGTGCCCCTGCTGCTATTGTGATGTTATCTGTGATCGTATTACATCACGATTCATTTGCAGCAGATATCAGGAGTGGCTTAATCTCATGTTCCCGGAACGAACAGACAGTTAGGAACCAGGGAGGTTGACAATGGCAAGACCATCAAAGGCTGATCAATGGCAGTCTGAAGATGGACTGGCATTGCTTGAACACTGGAAAAGGAACGATCTCACAGATGCGGAGATCGCAAAAAAGGTTGGAATAAAGCCTCCAACCCTAAACGACTGGAAAAAGAGATTTCCAAAGATTTCCGAAGCTCTAAAAAAAGGTAGAGAATACTCTGTCGCCGATGCAGAGCGGGCCCTCTTCTCAAAATTCGAAGTGACAGAGATCACCGAAACAAAAGTGGAAGAGTGGACTGACGGAGAAGGCAACGAAAGACGGAAAGTGACGACCACAACAAAGCAGGTGCCTCCAGACACAACAGCGATCATCTTCTTCCTGAAGGCGAAAGCCGGCTGGGTTGAAGGCCAGCAGCAGGAGTCTGATAAAAAGGACAATGAAATCCTGGTGTCAATCAGTGACGTGCTTAAACGCAGAGGTAATGGCAATGATCAAATGGAGTGAGAAACAGGAGAGGATGATTGCCGCTCCTTTCAATCACACGATTGACTGGCTGGAAGGAACTCCCCGATCAGGAAAGACCACTGCCGGCATCGCCAGGTTCGCCGTTAATCTGATCGAATCAACAGATACGAATCACCTTGTCACTGCCTACAGCGCAGAACAAGCGTACAGGCTCATTATGGACGGTGATGGAATGGGCCTCATGCATATTTTCAAAGGGCATTGCAGGCCATCACATGACGATCTTGGAGCACATCTTGTGATCGATCTTCCGAGCGGAGTAAAGCATGTTTACTGGAAGGGCGGCGGCAAATCCGACAGCCCAAAAGCAATAACCGGTATGTCACTTGGATCGGTTTACTTCTGCGAGATTAACCTGCTGCACATTGACATGGTGCAGGAATGTCTCAGACGAACGTATGCATCAAAGAAGCGCTGGCATATTGCCGACTGCAACCCGCCGGCGCCAAATGATCCATCGATCGAGGAAATCCTGAACGTGCAGGATTGTCGGTTCGTCCACTGGACGTGCCATGATAATCCCATGCTCACGCAGAAAAGACTTCAGGAGATCGAGGCGGCATGCAAAAAGTCGCCTTTTTTGTATAAGCGGGACTGGCTCGGTGAAAGGACAATACCGATTGGTGTTATCTACTGGATGTTCGACACGAAAAGACATATTCTTGCTTCGCTGCCAACGGATATCACAAAAAAGGAAATGTTCTTTGCCGGTGACGGCGGCACCACAGACGCTACTTCTATCGGCTGCTATATTGTCGGCGAAACCATTGCCGGCGCACACAAACTGTACCGGGTTGGTAACTATTATTACGACAAGGGAGAAAAGGCAATGAGTGTCCAGGCGCAGGAGATCTGCGGCACATTCATTCCTTACATGAGAAATAAATTCCAGATGATCGAGACCGGGATCTATATTGACCCGGCCTGCAAAGCTTTGAGGCTTGAGATATCCAAACTTGGGTTCAACGCACTTAAAGCAGATAACAATGCACATGACATCAGCGGCACAAGCCAGGGTTTGAAGCTGGGAATCGAAATGTTTCAGAGCACCATTAACGATGGGCTCTTTTTTCTTGTTGAGGATCTGATGTACGGAACAGGCCCTTTTGTGAGAGAGGCTGGCCTTTACTGCATGGGTACAAACGGGAATCCCATCGATGCTAACAACCATGCAATGGATGAATGCCGATATGGGCATAACCATTTCGCTAAGAAATATAACTTGTGGCCCGAGAGGGTGAGACTCAAGACGTTTAAGGGAGGAATCTGATGACGAAAAGAAGCAGAAATCCATACAGGCTGCCGAAACCGCTTCTCATGAATGCGGACACGCCGATCACAATGGAAGTTGTCAGAAAGTACATAGACAGGCATGAAGAACGGCTGCCACGCTATGAATATCTCGAAAAACTTTATGAAGGATTTCATGATGTTTATAACGATGAAGACAAAGAATCATGGAAACCGGACAATCGGCTTGCGGTGAACTTTCCGCGCCGCCTGACAGAAGACTTCATGGGATATGGTTATGGGATCCCTATTAAAAAGACTCACCAGGATAAAACGATCAATGAAAGCATCCGGGAGTTCGAGAAGATCAACAACATTGAAGATCATGAATATGAACTGGGTAAGATGTGCTGTAAGTTTGCTCATGCCTGGGAATTCTTTTACCAGGACGAAGAGGGACATACCCGGCTGTCCAGGTGTACTCCGAAAGAAGTGGTCATGGTATATGACGATACGATGCATCGCAGAGCACTGTTTGCTGTGAGATATGGCTATCACGAAAAGGCAGACGGATCCCAGGGCGAAATGTACGGTGAAGTATATACCCCTCAGTGGATCCGGCGCTTTGAAGGCAAAGAGTTTGCCGGGGAAGAAGAAATCAACGTATACGGGAAGATCCCGTTTGTTGAATGGATGCTGAATGAGGAACATATTGGCCTGTATGAGCAGATCGCCGCTATGAACGAGACTTATTCACACACAGTTGGCGAAAAGGCCAACGATGTCGATGCCTTTGCTGAAGCATACCTGGCGGTCCTCGGGGCAGAGCTGGATGATGAGGGTGTGTACAAGATCCGGGATAACCGGATCATTAACCTGTATGGGACCGATAATGCAAAGGATATCCTTGTACAGTTCCTGCAGAAGCCCACAGCAGACGGGACTCAGGAAAACCTGCTGAACCGCCTCGATCAGCTGATCCATGAGATCTCCATGGTCCCGCAGATCAATGATGAGACTTTCAGCACGGCGTCTTCCGGTATTTCCTTGGCATACAAGCTTACACCGATGACCAACCTTGTCCGGACATTCAACCGGAAGATCACGAAGTCGATCCAGAAGAGATACAAGATCTTCTGCACGCTTTCCACAAACTGCACCAATCCGGATGCCTGGAAAGATGTTGAGATCAAGTTCGCCCTGAACATTCCTCACAATGAGTCTGAAGAAACAGCAACGGCAAAAGCTGCGGATGGCATCGTCTCAAGGAAAACACAGTTATCACTTCTCTCTTATGTAGATGATGTTGAAGAAGAGCTGAATCGGATCGAGAAAGAAAAAGATGATTCTCAGGTATCAGCTGTGGAAATGTCGATCTTCAATGGCGGCAACAAGGTCAATGCCCTTCAGACCAACGAGCCCAGTGCGGTAAATAACAACCCTGATGAGGCCGCAAATGCCGGTGAGCGGTAATTATGATTACTGGCGTGAGCGGGAAGAAACGCAGCGCCAGCACAATATAGAAGATCTGGCAGAATTCAATTCCAGGCTGAACTCTATTTATCTGCAGATGATCGAAATGGCCACACAGGAAATCAATGCCTTCTACGGGAAATATGCATCTGCAGAAGGGATTACGATTGCCGAAGCAAAAAGACGTGTGGCAAAGCTGGACATCGAGGAATATGCAAGGAAAGCTGCTGAGTATGTCCGGACACATGACATGTCCGAGAGTGCAAATGCCGAAATGAGACTGTATAACGCCACCATGAAGATCAACCGGCTGGAATTGCTGAAAGCCAATATTGGTCTGTACATGTGTGGCGGGTTTTCTGAAATTGAAAAAGAGATGGGGATCCGGCTGGATGATGCCACAAAGGCAGAGTTCACCAGACTGGCCGGTATTCTCGGCCGGACAATCAATAACGCTGACAAGCGTGCAGATTCATTGGTCAATGCGTCATTTCAGAATGCCACGTACTCAGATCGGATTTGGATGTACCAGGATGCACTTAAGGATTCATTGTCGCGGCTGTTAACGAGCGGTATGATCCAAGGCAAGTCGCCGGCAGAACTGGCAAGAGAGCTCCGGAGGGAATTCGATGTAAGCCGCCATCAGGCTGAAAGACTCATGAGAACAGAGCTCTGCAGAGTGCAGACAGAAGCGCAGAAGCTTTCATATCAGCGGAATGGATACACCAAATACATATATTTGGCACTGGGAGCTAATCCATGTGATGACTGTCTGGATAACGATGGCAAAGTCTTCAAAGTCGATGAAATGTCCATCGCCGTCAATGCCCCGCCGATGCATCCGAATTGTATGTGCAGCACAGCGCCGTATTTTGAGGAAGGCGGCTTGGTAAATGCTGTCGGATTTAATGAGGCGCACTACTATTCGGATGAAAAGAGTATAGATATTCAGGAACTTCTAACTGATGAAGATAAGAGAATGTATCGCGAAACACTTTCACTGATTGATGTAGCAAATGCATTATTTGATTCTGAATTCATAGATTCCTCACAGTATTTAAATGCGATCAAATTTGGTGGTAAAGAGGCCTTTTCGGGAGTGCGAGCAGGAAATCAATATGCATCGACTATTATTCTGTCAGATAAATGGGTAGATCCTCGGAAGGCATTCGAACAGTTGACATCAGATAAGATACATATACAGTCGAATGATCCAATGTCAATATATGCACACGAATACGGTCATTATACTGTTACGGCGATTGCATTGAAATCAGTCGGTTATAAATATAACGTCGATGCCCCAACTTACACAATCTTTGACTTCTATGGAGTTAGAGATGGTATACGTATATTTATTGAAGATACTTATTTTTCCAACAATCGAGATTTGATAAAAAAAGAAATTAGCATAAGGGCTGCAAATAACGTGGATGAATTTATAGCTGAGTGTTTTTCTCAGCATTTTTACGGAGATACACATTCTCCGATTGCCGAAAGTGTTATAGAATATTTATTGGGCAGGTGGAATGATGTGCGAGAAAAATAAGTTTTCTGAACTCGAAGGTTTCATGTGGGTAGATCACAACGGCAATTATCATTTTGATGATGACTGCCCGGAAGATCTGAAGGAAAAAGTCAGAAAAGAGTGGCCGGAATATAAAAAAGAGGTTTTGGATAAGAAGAAACAGTTTATTGTCGATTCAAGAGACTGGTTTTGACTAATATGCCGATTTTGTACAAGAATCGGTTTTTATTATGGAGGATTTAACAGATATGGCATCTATGAAAATATCAATTGATACCGCAGAAGTTGAAGACTGTAAAAAAATGCTTGAAGAGTTAAATGATTGTTTAGAAAAAGCCAACTTATTGCTTGATAAGTTGGCTTCCAAAAAGGAACTGGTAATTACCGCTTCACTTCAACAGTCAAATTGATCTGTTGACCGCAGTTTGGACAGGTATTAAGACCTTCATGTGCATGGAATGTCTGACCACATTCTGAGCATTTGACATCGAAACCTTCTGAGATGACTTCATCCATCATCTTTTCGGGAAGTGACTCTAATTCTTTTCTGAGAGAGTCAAGTCCGCTGATTTTGATTTTCATTCGGCACCTCCTTTCGCAGGTATTATACAGCCGGTATTCATACTGAGGTATTTCACGGAAAGAGAGGGTGTGCTGGTGTGATTGAAATCAAGAAAAAGGAAACAGAAATCACTGTTATCGGCCATGCGGGATTTGCTCCTCATGGCCATGACATTGTATGTGCCGGTGTTTCGACTCTGGTGCAGACACTAATCCAGGCCGTGGAAGAACTCACGGAAGATGAAATTCAGTATGATATCCAGCCTGGCACGGCTGTTATCAGATATGGGAATCTATCACAGCAAGCGCAGCTGTTGGTCGATTCCTTTTTTCTTGGGATCCGCAGTATAGCTGCCGCATATCCCGATAACGTTATGATCATTGATCACAACTGACAAATCGCCGCCCAAAAGGCTATGCGCAAGGCCTGAGAGCGGCTTTTTATTTCGGATGGATGAATGATCATCGGCCAAGCGTTGATGCCGTAAAAAGCTACGGAACGGTCGAGCGTGATGACCTTAAACACGGAGGAGAAAACAGAATATGAAAAACAAGAGTTTATTTGATCTTCAGCTGTTTGCTGATGAAACAGACACATCCGGATCTGAACAGGATACTGGTGCCAAGAGTGCCGGTGAATCCAAAACAGAACCGGAAAGCAAGCCGACAGAATCAACCGGTAAGACATACACGGATGAAGATGTCGACAAGATCGTCAAAAGCCGCCTTGCCCGCGCTGAAAAGAAGTGGGAATCCGAGAGGGCCGAGATCGAAAACAAGGCCAAAGCGGAAGGCGAGCGCCTTGCCAAGATGAACGAGGAACAGAAGAAGCAGTACGAGGCTGAAAAGAAGGATCGTGAGATCCAGAAGTACAAGGACCGTGTTGCTGAACTGGAAAAGGCAGCTCTGAAAGGCGAACTGGCGAAGTCAGCCTCAGAGATCCTGAAAAAGGATCATGAAATTGTCGCAACTCAGTACATGCTTGATTTCGTTGTCGGCGAGGATGCAGACAGCACACAGGAGAATATCAAGAAACTCGTCAGCATTATCCTGGATGATAGAAAGCTCCAGGATGAAAAAAGGGCGATCGGCAGGACGCCGCAGGTATACCAGAACAAAGGTGGCACTGTGGATCCATATGCAAAGATCGCCAATAAGTACAGGAAGGGGTAAAAGAACATGAAAAAGAATTTCAATCTTCAGATTTTCGCTACTGGCGATAATCAGAATGAATCAATCAGAAGCTACGTTCCGCAGTTCCATAGCATCTTTGAAAGTGTCTATGCAGTAAAAAACTACTGGTCCGATTTCTTCACATCTCTGCAGATCCTTGACGGTATCAGCCATAAAGATGTGGCTTTCACAATCAAGACAAACGATGTCGCAGCTGTTGTAAATGACGGATCTCTTGAAGCTGGTGGAACAGCTGCATACGATACCGGTGCCGATGTTGCTTTTGGCTCTGGTACAGGATCTACAAACAGATTCGGTCAGCGTACAGAAGTAAAGTATGTCGATACTGATGTCAATTACACATGGGACTGGGCATATCACGAAGGAATTGACAAGCATACTGTCAACGCAGATTTCGATGAAGCCCAGGCTACAGAACTCGAAAAGATTTCTAAAAAGCTCACAGCACTCTTCAACAAAAAGCAGGGAGCTTTCCTCGCTGCAGCTGCAGGCAAGACAGTATCTGCTTCTCTTGCATCTGCAGACACAATCACCAGTGCACAGGCTATTGCAATCTTCAATGAGATTGATGCTTATCTGACAGATATCGAAGTTGATGAATCCATGACAAAGGTTGCTGCTGTCACTCCGGCACTGTACAACGCTATTGTCGACAACAACCTGTCCACAACTGCGAAGGGTTCCGAGGTCAATATTGACAGAAATGAAGTTCGCATGTTTAAGGATTTTGTCATCCGTAAACTCCCGTCCGGCGCATTTGCTTCCACAGAAGCAACCGCAGCGTCCGGCACACAGGGCCAGGAAGGTTATGTTGCTGCTCAGCCAGCTACACAGGACATCTGCATTGCCGGTGTCGCAAAGATGGGGGTTCCTTTCACTGGCATTGAAACTGCACGAGCATTTGAAGCTCACGATTTCGACGGAACAGCTCTGCAGGGTGCTGGCAAGGCTGGCCAGTGGATGTCCAATGACAATAAGAAGGCTCTTGTAAAAGTTACTGCAACAATTACCGGTGCCTGATCGGAGGCCATAAATGTACAAGGTTGTAAAAATGTTCCATGATCTTCAGGATCAGACACATGAATACAACATTGGCGACATCTATCCAAGAGAGGGCTACGAGCCCTCTCTTTCACGTATTGAAAGTCTGGCGTCAGACAACAATATTCAGGGAGAACCGCTGATCGTTGTAATTGAGGATGACCCTGTGCCCGCACAGGAGCCTGAGGCGCCTAAACCTGCTAAAGGCAGACGTAAGGCAAAGAAGGATACTGAGTAATGGCAAGCCAGTCAATTGTTCAGACTCTCCTCGGCGATGATAATGATGAGAAAATCGCTGCCATCAAAGAACTGACTGAAGACAGGCTCAGAGTCCTTCTGTCATTGCCGTTAACTACGAATGATGACGGGAAGATTGTTAAGCCGTCGATTCCTGCAAGTCTGGAATACATTGTTACCGAAGTGACGATACGGCGGTTTAACAGGATCGGAAGTGAGGGTCTGAGTTCTCACACGGTGGAAGGCGAAACAATGACCTGGCCGGATGATGATTTTGAGCCTTACAACTCTGACATTCAGGCTTTTCTTGATGCTCAGGATGATCCTTCTTCAAAGAGAGGAAGAGTCAGATTTATATGAGATATGATAAGGAAATCTGCTTTTGCCTGGATGGATCCAGGACATATGACCAGAATACCGGGGATTATGTTGACTCAGATCCGGTGCTCGTCAAGAAACCGGCCTCGGTTATGGATACTACAGTTCAGACGATGAACCTTGTATATGGGGAAATCCGGGAAGGCAGCCTCATTATTCATCTTCAGAATCACTATGATGATCCGTTTGACCGCATTATCTATAACGGCAGGAGATACAGGGTTGACGCCAAAAGGAATCTGCGCACGAAGCAGGTCTTTATCGTATCGGAGGAACAATGAAATCCAAAGTTACCATGAAGGGTCTGACAGATCTTCATGTTCAGATCAGAAAGTCCATGGATCTTAACGATGTCCGGCAGGTCGTGAAAAAGAACGGTGCAGAGCTGAATCAGAAGATGCAGAAGTATGCCAGCCCGCAGGGAGCCTTTACAAAAGGCTATTCCGTCGGCACAACGCGGCGGAGCATTACAACGGAGCTTTCTGATGAAGGATTGACAGCGACGGTTGAACCGCATACTGATTATTCGATGTACGTTGAGTATGGTACCCGCTTCATGGAAGCAGAGCCTTTCGTTGCTCCTGCATTCAACGATCAGAAGGATATCTTCATTAAAGAGATCAATGCTCTTGTAAAGTAGGCAGAACATATGGCAGGAACAATCAGAGATCCGCAGCAGGAACTGTATTCGGCAATTCTCGTATTGCTGCGTGAGAAGTTCGGAGATGACAGCGTGTATGATGGCAGGCTTCCGCCGGATGGCACACCGTATCCGTTTATCTACCTTGCAGATAACCAGTTTACGGATGATGGCGGGAACAAAACCCAACTGCTTGGCAATTGCTATCAGACCATCCACGTCTGGCATAACAATTTCGAAAGAAGAGGTACGGTGTCATCTATGATGCTGTCCATTAAGCTTCTTTGCCGGCAGATCACCGAAACACAGACCTATTCATGGAATCTGGTCGGCGCTGATCAGAGGATCATCACAGATAACACAACAAAAACGCCGCTGATGCATGGCGTCATTGAATTGCATTACCAATTGAAAGGAGATCACTCATAATGAGAAAACTCGATTTACAGCTCTTTGCGGAAGTGGTTCACGGCAAGCAGATTGTTTACCTGTTCAGACCGCATAAGAACATTGCGACTGAAGACGGTACTACAATCGCCTTCACAACAGAGAACGAGCGCACAAAGAGTTCTGATTCTGACAGCACTCAGACAAAAGACGGCGCCATCGTCGCTGTTTCCGATCCGGAAGTCGAAATCACAGCAACAGCTCTTCTGGCTGTCGGTGATGAGAAGATCGATGAGCTGGAAGAGGCTCTTGATAACCATGACCTGATGGACATCTGGGAAGCCAATCTGGCCGAAGCGGCAACAGGAACCAATAAGTTCAAGGGAAGATATTTCCAGGGCTATGTTTCTGAACTGGATATTTCCTCCAACGCTGATGACAATGCTGAGGTTTCCCTGACCTTTGCGATCAACGGCAAAGGCGTTAAGGGTGATGTCACTGTCACAACCGAACAGCAGGAAGTCGCATCTTACGTGTTCATCGACACACCGAAGAATGCATCCACACCTCAGAATGCATCCACACCTCAGTAAGAACTGCAGGAGACCGGGCATGATGTGCCTGGTCTCTTTGTTTGTATAAGGAGCAATCATGGAACTCGAAATCAAAGATAGGAAATATCAGTTTAAATTCGGCATCGGCTTTCTGCATGAAATCAATAAGGAAGTTCAGCGGAAAGCTGCCGATGGCCTTGACGTAAAGAAACAGATCGGACTCCAGTACCGTATTGCAGGACTGTTTGACCGAGATATCGATGATCTGATGCGTGTGCTGGATGTCGCCAACATGGGACAGGATCCCAGATTATCTACAAAAGACCTCGAAGAGTACATCGAGGATGAAAACACAGATGTTGAAGGGCTGTTTACAATGGTGCTCGATTTTTTATCGAAGGCCAACTCTACAAAGTTTTCGTACCGGGCGGTTCAGGAACAGGTGGAGAAGGCAGAGATGAGGGAAAAAGCACTGGAGAAAATCCTGACAGTACCGGACAAGAAGAAGACATTGAACAGTGGTACAGAGATACAGCTGTATTCTGTTTCAGATATTTTAATTTCAACTCATTTCAGCAGGTGGATGATCTTACGATTCCGCAGCTGAACATTATGATCGATGCTATGAAACTGAAAGAACTGGATCGTGATTACCGCAATCATCTGCAGGCTTTCCTCAATTTTTTGGTTACCGGAAAGAAAAAAGCGGGAAAAGGAAAGACAAAGCCGGTGTACCGCCGCTTCACTCAGTTCTTCGATTACAAAGCACAACTCAGAAAGCTGGAGCGCGGAAAGAGCACAGGCGGAAATGGCCGGTTTTCGGCGCTGAGCAAAAAGATGAAGAAGGAAAGAGAGGACATGTTGTATGCCGGAAAGTAAATCAGTGAAGGCCATACTCAGTGCTGAAGATAAAAACTTTACTTCGACATTCAGAAAAGCAGACTCTCTGTTAGGCCAGTTTGAAGGATCTGTCACCAGCGGGCTCGGCTTTGGTGTTCTCATGGCAGCTGGCCAAAAGTGTTTCAACGCCATATCGAATGGTTTTAAAGAAGCACTCAATGCCGGCATGGGATTTGAGGCTGAGATGAGCAAAGTTGCTGCGATCGGCAGCACTAAATGGGCCGGATCCATGGATGCAGTCAAACAGGCTGCAAAAGCTGCCGGTGCGTCAACAATCTTTACAGCAACAGAAGCAGGTCAGGGTCTCGAATACATGGCTATGGCCGGATGGGATGCAGAACGCTCAATCGGTGCTCTGGAACCTGTCCTGAAGCTTGCAGCGGCTGCCGGTGAGGATCTTGGTACTACGTCAGACATCGTTACTGATGCGATGACGGCTTTCAATGTGAATTTTGGAGATACAGCAGAATCGGCATCGGAAGCAGTTAAGCATTTTACGGATATCCTTGCGGCCGCATCTTCAAATGCCAACACAAACGTTTCTCTGCTTGGCGAGTCATTCAAATATGTTGCGCCGGTTGCCGGGGCTCTTGGATATCAGGTCGAAGATACGGCTATTGCACTTGGCCTGATGGCCAACGCCGGTATTAAAGGCGGCCAGGCAGGTACCATGCTTCGCCAGGCGATCAATCAGATGATCAAGCCTTCCAAAGAAGCATCAGGCTTAATGGAAGAGTTTGGAATCTCTCTGTATGACTCTTCCGGAAATGCAAAACCATTGCTGAATGTCTTGCAGAATCTTCGCACTCAATTTGGTACAACTTCTATTGCCCTGACAAACTCCAATGGAGAACTCAAGGAATATGAGGATCTGGTCGCGGAAGCGGAAGCTGGTCTGATCTCCATGGACGATGCGACAAAGATGTATGCTCTGTCCACGATCTTCGGAGCCAGATCAACTGCAAGTATGCTGTCGATCATCAATGCGAGCGATGAGGATTTCCAAAACCTCGCCACCAGCATTTATGGGGCTGACGGCGCTGCCGAGGAAATGTATCGTGTGATGAACGATAACCTTCAGGGCGCGATGAGCATGCTCGGATCTGCAACTGAAGCGCTTGAGATTTCGTTTTATGAAACATTCGGCGGTAAGGCCAAGGACCTTGTCTTCAGCCTGGCTGATACAGTCAGCACATTGAACAGTGCATTTAACGGCGATGCAGAAGCTATCAGCAAGATTTCACCGCTCCTGAAAAGAGTCGGTGCAGTCGGCGGTTCAGTTATGGCTGTGCTTGGTACGCAGATTGCCACAAACAGCGGACTGTTCAAGGGCATTGTTTTCGAACTGACAAACAGCCAGGGGATCCTCAAAACTTTCGGCAGAAACGCCGTATCTTCAATATCCTCAGTGTCATCATCAGCGATGGATGCAGGCAAGAGCGTTGTGAAATGGCTTGGAAAGTCATCCACCGGGCAAACACTCAGTGCTGTTGCAAAAGGAATGACCAGTATGGGAAAGCAGGCGGTAACGAGCTCTGCCATGTTCCAGAAACTTACTGGTGTTTTTTCGAAGTTCAGTCCGGCGCTCAGTGCTACAGAAAAAGCATTCGGAACAGCATTTGATGGAATCCTTTCAGCTGGCGGAACACTGGTATCCGGTCTGACAAGCATTATGGGTGCAGCAATGCATGCCATCATGCCAGCGGCAATCATCGGTGCTGTATTAACAGGGATTGGCTTCCTGAGGAAGGAATTCGGTTCCGAAATTGACAGCATTATCAACATGGTCGCTTCAAAAGGACCAGAGATTATTAAATCCTTTGGAGATGGAATTGCCGGAAATATCCCGCTTCTGATTGCATATGGATCTGATGTTGTTATCAGATTCATGAAAGCGATCAATGAAAATATTCCTGCACTCTTCAATGTTGGAACAGATATTATCACCCGTCTCGTGACTGGTGTGGCGACATTTGCTCCGCAGATGATGGAGCAGGGATTTGCGATTATCGGATCACTGATCCAGGGCATTGCAACGGCAGTTCCGCAGCTTCTGATGGCCGGTATGACTCTCCTTGTGAGCCTTTCCGAAGGGATCGCACAGAGCCTGCCGACGCTGATTGCCAGTGCAGCACAGTCAATCGGTTCGTTCATTATCACGATTCTCGGAATGCTTCCGGAAATCGCTGATATGGGTATTCAGATTGTAACCAATCTGGCCAACGGAATTCTGAACGGTCTCTCCGAAGCTACAGGCAGCACAAGTGAAGTACTTGATGCAATTGTTTCCTTCATTCAGGACGAACTTCCTGAGATGTTTGCGAAGGGCTTCGACATGATCGGGTCCTTTGCAGAAGGACTGATGGAGAACCTTCCTGAAGTTCTTACCAATGTGGGAGAAATCCTTTCTCAGCTTCTGAGTGCAATTCTGTCGGCAGCTCCGGGCATTCTTCAGTCCGGTTTCCAGCTGATCGGCAGGCTTGCAATGGGATTACTTAACAATCTGCCGTCAATTCTGAACTCAATCGCACAGATTCTCTCAAAGCTGTTTGCGGCGATCATCCAGAATCTGCCGAAGATGGTTTCCACGGGTTTCGAACTGATTGGTCAGCTTGCGGCGGGTTTAATCAAAGCACTTCCAAAGATTGTCAGTTCCGGCGTTCAGCTGATCGGACAGTTACTCGGCCACATTCTTCAGTTCAGCGGTCAGTTTGTTGAAGCAGGCTGGAATTTCATCATGGGCATGGTTTCCGGAATCGTTAAAGCTGCAGGCAATTTGGTCACAGCGGCTGTTAACGCAGTCAAAGGAGCGTTCAATTCAGTTCTGAGTTTCCTTGGCATCCATTCTCCTTCTAAGAAGGGCGAATGGTCCATGAAGATGCTGCTTGCCGGCGATGTCAAAGGCGTTAAGAAGAACGAGGATGAACTTGTTTCCGCATACACTGCTGTAGCAAAAAACGCAACGAAGGCATTTGAAGAATCATTTGATTCTGTCAATATCCTTCCCGGAGTGGCGGATCAGCTGGGAGAGCTTGATGATATTACATCGAATTACTCCGGATCGATTACCGTCCAGGAAGATGCAGATTATTCCACATCAGCGAAATTCACTGTCGAAGTACCGCTGTATGTCAACAGCAGAGAATTCGCAAGAGCCACAGCCACAGATATGAGCGATGAAATCAGCAAACGTGATATTCACTCAGACAGAAGGCTTGGAATCTTATCCATTTGAGGAGGAAATACATGTACGAGTTTATTGATTCAATTGATAATAAATCGGAAACATTCCTCCCGGCTGAGGCGGTGAGTTTCGATGACTCTGTTCTTGATCAGACAGTCAAGGGCTTCAGAACTTTATACGTGACAGGCAGGCAGTCAATACCAATTGAATTGTCTGAAGTCAATCTTTCTGCCATTGACGGCAGCAGATTCAGAAAGAAAAGATACAAGCCACGCAGTATTGTGGTGGGGTATCAGATTAAAGCGGATACCGCAGAGGAGCTGGTTAAAACCTATGATCAGCTCCTTTTCTATCTGTCAGGCAACCAGAAAAAGGTGCAGTTTGCGGATGACAGAAGCCGGCACTATATCGGCACTGTTTCGGAGCTGGCGGATCCGCCGGCAGGAAGGCTGTTCTTCAATTCTGAATTCACTATCTATTGCGCAGACCCATTCAAATACTCTGACGATGATTTCACGGCAGACGGGACGAACGGGTCTGTCAGTTTCTTATACAAGGGAACATACAAAGCGTATCCGGAGTTCATCTTCACTCTGAATAGTGTGACATCCGAAATTGTGCTTTATAACGGGACTTCCCAGATTAAGGTGGCTGCGAAAACGGACAACTTTGCAAGCGGGACTGTTATCAGGCTGAGAGTAAGTGATGCTTACATCGCCATTAACGATGTCAAGAGCATTTCTTACGGTGATGTTGAGAATGACTGGGACGCTTTCGTGCTGAATCCGGGAATGAACACATTCTCATACTCTGCGGGTGATGGGGAGGCGGTTCCGGATCTTTCGGTGAAATATAAGGCGGTATTCTTATGATTTTCTATTTTGCGGACAGATCATTTGAGGCCGTCGGCCAGGCATCAACCGACCTGAAAGAAGGGCTGTTCATCAATGACGACTGGCGCGATGAAGATATCGAGAGCGGAACGGCATCTCTTGAGTTCCGGTTATATTTCGATGAAACGCGGCGGATAGAGGCCGAGGAAATTGCGGAAACAGGCAATTACATCATGTGTCATCGCGGCAACAAAGATGAATTCTACACGATCACGGAAACGGATATTGATTCGTCAGATGGATTCATATCTGTTTATGCAGAAGACGCCGGATTAAATCTCCTTAACACAATTGCAGAGCCTTATGCTGCTGAAGAGGCGATGTCTGCCGCAGATTACATAAACCGCTTCATTACAGGCAGCGGGTTCGAAATTGGATTCAATGAGATTTCCTCATTGCAGAGGGCTCTTTCATGGGACAGTGACAGCACCGTTGCAGAGAGGGTCAGATCTATTGCGACCCAGTTTGACGCGGAAATTGAATATACCTTTGAGATCGATGCACTCGAAGTGCTGCATATGTATGTAGACATTTACAGGCAGCGCGGTGTGAATATTCATAAGCTGTTATACCTGGGCAAAGATGTAAAACGAATTCTTAAAAAGAAGTCAATCAATGAGCTTGCGACAGCTTTGAAAGCCAAAGGCGGATTCCTTGAGGATGGTGAGACAAGACTCTCACTGCAGGATTCTGAATATGATGACGGGGACATTTACCTGAGCAACGGCATTCTTTACTGCAGGAGCGCCGGTGCTGTCTGGAATCCCCGGCACAGCCTGACAGAAAGTTCCTATATTCTTCGATCACAGGAATACGAAACAGTGTCTCCTTCGAGACTCCTGGAACAAGCTGTTTCCAAGCTGAAAAAGCTGGCAAAGCAGTCGATCAATTACGAAGTTGAATTATCTGAGTATCTGAGCGACGTCAATACCGGCGACACAGTAACTGTTATCGATACTGAGGGATCAACCTTCCTTGAGGCAAGGGCGACCCGCACCAGATGCAGCGCGGCGCTGGAACAGAAGGTTCTCACGTTAGGCGACTATACCTCGGCGAGTGCAGCAAAGCTGAATCGGGTACTTAATGCTGTTAACGACCAGATATCAGGTCAGATCTCCGGAGCGATTTCGGGATCCATTCCATCGATTGAGGCGATGCTGGCTGAAGAACTCGCAAGGCAGACAAGAATGATTACCGGCGCTGAGGGCGGATCTGTAGTGTTTGGATTCAACGAAAATGGTTATCCGAATCAGATCATTTTCATGGATACAGAAGATATCGAAACTGCAAAGTTCGTTATCAGGATCAATCATATGGGCATTGGATTTGGCACTGATGGGATTGACGGCGACTTCAGCACTGCCTGGACAATTGACGGGCACTTTTCAGCAGATTACATCACAGCTGGTCAGCTCAATGGCGGACTGATCATGGCCAACACAATAAAGACATCCTCGTTACAGGTTAATGCAGAGAATGCGGTAGAAGGGGCTATTCTGCGATTCCAGTTCGATAGTGATGGCCTTCATATTGGGGAAAGAAAACAGGATGATAACGAAAACTGGTATATCTCGTCCACGTATAATTCTCTGTTTTCTGATTCCGGCATGAGAGTCATTGAAACTGCGAGCGGAAAGGCAACTCTTATTGCGGAAGAGGATACAGTTACAGCGGAAAACCTGACTGCCAATCAGTATCTGAGAGTCAGAGCTTCCAATGTGTCCTCGAGATTTCAGCAGTTTCATTCGACTGTACATGATGAAGATGAGTTCGGAATGTTCTGGGAGGTTGTATAAATGGCGACGGGAATCAGCGGAACAATTATAGCCAGTGCCTCGACTTATATTGTTGCCAGAATCTCATACTCAGAAACGTATGATGTATCATCGAACACTTCGTCGATTACGGCCACACTTGCGTACAGAAGAACAAATGCCTACTCCGGGGTTACGCAGTCAACCGGAGCGTTCTATGTGACGATCAATGGCACTGAATGCCTGGTTCTCAATGGATTATTTACCATTCCCGCAAATAACAATGACTGGCAGACAGTAGGATCGGCGACAGTAAGCGGAATCAGTCATAACGCTGACGGCTCTAAGAAGATCTCGATCGGCGGCTCTCATACTGGTTCAATCAGTCCATATTATCTGAATTTCACAACGTCTGAGACTGTCACGCTGACAAGTATTCCGAGAGCATCAAAGCCAAAGGCGAGTAAGTCATCTCTGGTTCTCGACGGTACTGACTCTGTAGTAATCAGCACAAACCGGGCATCCTCTTCATTTACACACACGATCACTGTGGCCATTGATGGCTTCTCTCACGTTGAAAACAATGTCGGAGAGTCATATACATTCAAGCCAACACCGGCATACTGGATGCCTTATATGACATCTGCCGAGATGACCGCAACTGTAACCTGTTCAACATATAGCGGCTCGACACAGATCGGCTCTGATCAGACATGCACATTCAAGATTAAGGTTGATCAGTCACAATACGCACCGGTGATCACCAGCGTAACATTAAGCGATACAAACACCGCAACGGCTGCTGTGGAAGCGGATAATACATTTATCAATGGTGTTTCAAATCTCAGAGCGGTGGTAGTTCTTGGAGTAACTGATTCAAACTACGTGAGCCTTGCTTCAGCTGTCATCAATGCTGATCAGCAGGAGATCACTGAATATGCTCTCAGCGGTACAACCGCGACAATCACATTTACATGCGAAGAGATTGAAGCGGCTCACCTTTCAATCGAAGTGACTGATCATAGGGGAGCAAAGGTTTCACAAACGATCAACCTTTCAATCATTCCGTATCAGCCCTTATCGATCCGAAGCGTTTCATCAATACGGGCAAATTCATCGGGAGATCCTTCAGAAACCGGCGCGTACCTGTCATATGAAATTACTGTGACGGCCTTTGAAGGAACTTTTGGAGGTCAACACAACTACCTGAATCTGAAATACAAATATCGAAAAGCCGGAACAGAGGCTTCTTACACTACTGGAGAAAACATCGCAGCACATACCTCTTCTCGCGATGGGGTAGTGACAAACTATACATTTACTGGAATGACCGGAGAGGAATTCGATGCTTCATATCAGTATGATCTTGTGTTCATGATATCGGATATGTTCTCCAGTGCTGAGTACGTGTTGATTGTTCATGAAGGTTTGCCGGTGTTTGCCTGGGGAAGAACACATTTCGATGTTTATGGAGAACATCATGTCCATGACCGCAGTGATCCGTGGAACTATCTGACCTATGGAATCAGTTCCGAAGACGAGAAAACCTCAGTTCTTTTATCGGCATACGGACACATTACCTCAAGCGGTGAAAAGGCTGTTATCTATATCCCGATGCTGATGCTCCCGGTGAACCCAAAAATACTTTCGCTGCAGTGTTCGCTGCGGACTGTTGCTGGCGGATATTTGGGAACCAGTACAGGCACAGGCAATGTAGAACTGTCTTCGGAGATTGATACAGCAAATGGAGCAGTCTCCGTGATCAGAGAACAGGGCGTTCTCAGAATCGTTTTATACAGATCCGGCGGCTATGGTATTACAAATAACACACCGTTTTCCGGTGAAGTGACAATTACTTATACAGTGGAGGAATAGCATCATGATACAGAGATATTTCAAACTGTCTTTAAACTCCGGCGGTGCCTTATCGCCGATTATTCATGTTAACCAACATGACCAGGGCGAAAAGTGGATTTTCACACTCTTCGATGAGAACGGAAACCAGTATATTCCTTCATCCGGAGCGATCGTCGGAATCAAATCAGACAAGAAAGGGATTATCAATTCCGGAACGGTTGACGCCCAGGGACGTGTCGTTATCAATGAAACAGCACAGATGACAGCGGCTGCCGGCAAAGCTGAGTTTGAACTGCTGATTGACTCAACTACACACGGAACTGCCAATTTCATTGTTGATGTAGAACCAAGGCCGGGAGATGAAGCCGATATTTCAGAGTCCGATCTGAGCCTGCTGGAACAGGCTATCTCAAGCACTTCCGAGGCTGCGATCCTTGCCGGCGTTCAGGAGTGGATGGACGAGAACCTCACTAATCCGACCAATCCGGTCATCGACGCTTCACTTTCTCTTTCAGGAGCAGCTGCAGATGCTGCGGCAACAGGAGCTGCCTTAGCTTCAAAAGTGGAAGCTTCCGTATCAGGGAATATTGCCACGCTGACATCTGAAAACAATGGGACTGAGCAGTCAATCGAAGTTCCGATTGCTTCCTCAGTCGGAGATCTTGATGATCTGGCAACATCAAATAAGGGAAGCATTGTTCTGGCGATCAACGAAATCAATTCCAAGACAGGAGGAATGGTTTCGATCGTTTCCTACGATGCCGCCAATAAAGTGCTCACCTTTCAGAACACTGCAGGCGGAGCCATCGTCAATTACGAAGTCCCCGTAATGCAGATGATCGGCAGTTTAAGTAGTCTGTCTACAAATGCAAAAGGCAATCTTGTTGCAGCGATTAATGAGGCGGCAGCTTCCGGTGCAAGTGTTCAGGATGGCACTGTTACATATGCAAAACTGGCCAGTGATGTTAAGAACCTCTTCGAAACCATTGCGGACGGTTTCATCGTTCGTAACGGAATGCTTTATCTTGCAAGAAGCGGGTCCATTATCAGTGAGGGAGTTTCCATTTCGACGGGAGAAGGAGGAGGCAGCAGCGGTGAAGGCGGCCTCGCTTTTAACTCCGGTTACCAGGATGAAGAAGGGTATATTCATCTTACGAAAGATGGAGAAGATCTCGATACGTCGGATTTCACACCGTTCAAAGTATCTGGCGGCGGCAGCGGGAGCGACACCGGTTCGAAACTGACATTCGCAGTATATACAGCGACTTCATTCTCTGTCCTTGACGATGCCGGCACCGCAGTGATTACCTATAAGTTCACTTCTGTCGATACAAGTACTAACACACCAACCGGCCCGGGTAACCTGGCTGTATATGTCGGATCTACTCTGAAAGCAAATCTAACAGTTCAGCAGGGAGATAATCTGACGGTCGACGTGTTCCAGTATTTAACTAATGGTTCCAATTCTGTCCGCCTTGTATTGACTGACTCTTACGGTGCAACCGCCACAAGAAAATTCACGATCCAGAAAGAATCATTCACTTTGGAATGGAATCTTGATGACGTAAACAGAAATACCGGCAGCGACATGAGCTTCTACATTACGCCAACCGGAACAGGGACAAAGATCATCTATACATACGTTGATGGAACACTGGATTCTACAGATACCGTTTCGACATCAGGAAGAAGATTCACCAAAACCATTTCCGGACTGACTCATGGCGCTCACAGAATTGAAGTGTATGGAACAATGGAAGTAAATGGATCCACGGTAGAATCCAATCATCTTCATGCGGCAGTGGCACAGATTACAAGTTCCACC